ATCTACAAACAAGCCCGTGCCGAACTACTGCGCGACTCACCCATCTGCCATTGGTGCAAAAAAAACACAGCAACAGAACTTGACCACCTCGTTGAATCAGACAAAGGCGGAACAATAGAAGACGGCTACGTCGCAGCGTGTAAGCCATGCAACAGCGCTCGAGGCGCGACGTATCGCAATCGCAAACTTGCAAACGCAAAACAAAATCGGGAAAAAGCAATAAACGATTTTTTATACAGCTCTGAGATGCCCCCGAGCCCCATCCATCATTTTGTCGCCACCAGCCCGAACCAGCCTGAACCAGCGTCAACTGGCCATGACCAGCCGAGATTGGAAACGATGGTGCCTGACCATGCCGGCTCATTAGCTGGACTTGTGGGGGACATGGCTAAAAAGGTGCTGCAGATTGATTTGATGCCTTGGCAGATACATGCTCTTGAGGGGATGCTGGCGGTGGACGCTGATCAAAAGTTTGTGCATCGTTCGAGCCTTGTGTCGGTTGCGCGTCAGAACGGCAAGACCACAATTATTCAGGCGTTGATCTTGTTTTGGCTTGTGGAGATGCCAAAGATTCGAGGCGGTAAGCAGACCGTTGTTTCGGGCGCGCATCGTTTGGATTTGGCTTGCCTGTTGTTTGATGATCTGGCACCAATCCTTGAGGAGTATTACGGCGCCAAGATCGTGAAGTCTTACGGCCGTTATCAAGCGACCATGCCAGACGGCAGCAAGTGGTGGGTCAAAGCATTAAAGCCAAATCAAGGTCACGGTATGTCAATTGACTTGGTGATCGTGGACGAACTCTTTGACGTCAACCCTGACTCTGTTGAAGGCGGTCTGTTGCCGGCACAACGCGCACGCAAAAATCCTTTGGCGTGTTTCTTTAGTACTGCTGGCACGGAAGAATCTGTGCTGTTTCAGCGCTGGCGTGAGGCTGGTATTCGAGCCATTGACAAAGGTGAGCCGTCGACGATGTACATGGCCGAATGGTCGCCTGACCCAAGCCTTGACCCTTTGCATCCTGCGTCATGGGCGTGGGGTAATCCAGCACTCGGTCACACGTTGGACATGGACACCATTAGGCAAGAATCCACAAACCCCGATAGGGCGTCGTTCTTGCGAGCATCCCTAAACCTTTGGGTGAGTGTTGTGCGCGGATGGATTGAGCCAGGGCGTTGGCCGTCATTGGAATACACAGGTGACGTGCCAAGCGGTGGGGTCGTGGCGATTGAGTCTTCGCTGGACGACTCCCGATACAGCGCGACCAGATGCGTCAACCTGTCTGACGGTCGGGTGCTTGTCACAGTCGCGTTCATCGCCGAGTCAATTACAGAGCTGTGGGACAACGTGCAAGAACTTGCCAAAGACCCCACAATCAGATTTGCCTTGTCGCCGACCGTGGACGCAACTTGCCCACCGAACATTGAGCGCCGTAGGGTCGTCGTTGGTTACGCAGAACTTGGACGGTTTACACCGCTTGCCAAAAACATGATCGCCGAAGCGCGACTGTTACACACAGGAGAAAAATTGCTTGCCGAACATGTCCAGCGCGCTGTTGCTGTTCGCACCGACAACACGATTGTGCTGTCAAGCAAGCGGTCACCTGGCCCAATTGAGTTAGCGCGCACAATGGTCTGGGGTATTGGGATGTGTGCTCGTCCTGTCAACAGCGGAAAGCCCATGCTTGTCGCGGTAAATAACTAAGATGATCGCGGCGACCGCGCACCTTGCCTTTTGTCGGAATCGGATAAGTCATGCGCGGTTGCCACTTATATGACAAAGTAGGAACATGGCAATTTTTAACAAAACCAAAAAAGCAGCAATAAGCCCAGCGCCAAGCAAGGCTGCAGCTGCAGGCGGTTTTGCTCCTGGCTATTCATCGTCCAATGTTGGCGTAAACATGATCGGCCAGTACTACACCTACCGCGAAGGCGAAGCGCGTAACGCGGCGATCAGCGTTCCAACGATCAACCGTGCGCGCGATCTTATGGCGTCGGTAATCGGATCAATGAATCTTCGCTCATACAACGAGTTTTGGAACGGCGAAGAAATGGAAAAGATTTACATTGCTCCACGTTCATGGTTGCGCCGACCAGACCCAACAGTTTCGTTCCAATTCCTTATGAGCTGGACTCTTGATGACTTGATGATGTTTGGTCGCGCATTTTGGTACATTACCTCACGCACCGCCGACGGATACCCGGCATCATTTACTCGACTGCCTGCAGGCTCGGTCACCACCACCGACATGGCTGGCCCTGTTTGGTTTGCGCCATCGTCTCAGGTTTACTTCCAAGGTGGCGAGATTGACCCGTACAACCTTGTGCAGTTCCTGTCGCCAGCGCAAGGCTTGATTTACTCGGCACCTGGCGCAATTGAAACCGCGCTCAAATTAGAAGCTGCGCGCAACCGCAACGCATCGTCAAGCATCCCAGCAGGCGTACTTAAGCAAACTGGCGGCGAACCACTTAGCGCTCAAGAACTTGCTGATTTGGCAAGTGCGTTTAATGCCGCTCGAGCAACAAACCAGACTGCAGCGCTTAACGAGTATTTGACATACACGGAAACAAACAGCACACCTGACAAGATGCTTTTGATTGAGGCGTCGCAATATCAGGCGCTTGAAATGTCGCGTCTTGCAAACGTGCCACCGTATTTGGTGGGCGTTGCTACTGGCGCTTACTCATATCAGTCGTCACAGCAAGCGCGCGCCGACCTTTACTTGTTTGGTGTGAAATTGTATGCCGACGCAATCGCTGGCGCACTTTCAATGGACAACGTGCTACCGCGCGGAACCTATGTTGAGTTTGATGCAGATGAATACTTAGAAGAAAACTTCATGGCCGATCGCATGGATGATGAAGAAGTAGTTGTAAGAGAAAACACCCAAGAGGAGTTAGCACGATGATTAAGTTAATTGCAGGAGATTTTACGCTTGACGCCGCCAAGGGCGACGCACCACGACGCACGATCAGCGGAACCGCTGTTCCCTACAACGTGCCGGCAACGGTTTCGGATGGCACAGCTGTGATCTTCCGTCCAGGCTCATTGCCAGTTGAGGGCAAAGCACCGCGTCTGTTCCTCTACCATTCGGCTGAAATGCCCGTAGGCGTAGTGACGGAGCGCGTGGATACCGAGCAGGGCATGTTGTTTAGCGCAAAGATCAGCGCGACCAGCCTCGGTAACGACGCTTTGATTATGGCCATGGACGGCACAATTGACCAAGTTTCTGTTGGCGTAAACCCAACTAAGTTCTCATACGACGAAGAAGGCACAATGATCATTGAGTCAGCCGACTGGATGGAATTGTCCCTTGTTCCGATCGGCGCGTTTGGCGATGCAGCAAACATCGTTAGCGTCGCTGCGAGTATCCACCAAGAGCCCGAAGAAGTAGTGTTAAATGAAGAAGTAGTCCCAGAACAGGAGATAGAACCCATGTCAGAAGTAACCGTTCCAGCAGTTGAGGCAACAATCCCAACCGCACCAATTTTCGCACAGGCTAAAAAAGAATTCGTTTTGCCATCCGCTGGCGAGTTCATGGCCGCTTACCACATCGGTGGCGACACGTTCAAGAACATGAACGCTGCAGTTGCTGATTACTCAGCATCAAAGCGCACCGCGTTGCAAGCAGCTGCAGGCGACGTGCTTACGACTGACACACCTGGTCTTTTGCCAGTTCCAGTTCTTGGGCCATTGGTTCAGGACTTGAACTTCTTGCGTCCAGTAGTCGAGGCAGTTGGCGCACGCGCTTACCCAGACAACGGTCAGCAAAAGACGTTTATTCGTCCAACAATCACCACGCACACCAGCGTTGCATCCCAATCAGAATTAAGCGCTGCATCAGCAACAACCATGGTGATCGCATCTAACTCGGTAAGCAAGACCACACTTGCTGGCCAAGTAACTTTGTCGGTTCAGGACATTGACTTCACATCACCATCAGCAATGCAGTTAATTTTGAATGACCTCATGGGCGAATACATGATTGCATCTGACAACCTTGCAGCAGACAACATGCTTACCGCAGCATCATCATCTGGTGTTTGGGACGGAACAGTTGCCGACTTGCTCAAGTCCGTTTATGACGCTGCAAATGACATTTCAAGCGGCCGCAACTGGTTGCCTACCCACATGTTTGTGTCAGTTGACGTCTGGGCGCAATTGGGCCAGCTCGCGGATACAACAGGCCGTCAAATTTTCCCGTTGATTGCAAACGGTCTGTCCGGTTACAACGCTGCAGGTTCGCAGAGCGCAACCTCATGGAACGGCAACCCACTCGGCTTGCAGTTGGTAGTTGACAGCAACTTCGCTGCAAAGACCATGATCATCACCCGCGTTGGTCAAGGCCAAGGCGATGCTTACGAGTTCTACGAATCAATTCGTGGTCTCATGAGCGTTGAACAGCCATCAGTCTTGGGACGCAACATGTCATTCCATGGCTACGTATCAACCTTCGCAGCAATCCCAGGAATGATCCGCAAGATCACCCAGGCTTAGTCGAGAGCGGGGCTACCGCTCATGGCAACATACACAGTTACTAATAAGTACCTGATTGACAACTTTGCCGTACTGCAACTCCTGACCCCATCGGAGATTGCAGTCGGCAGTTCAATCACGGTCGCTGGAGTTGACGCAACATTCAACGGCACTTACTCGGTGCGCGCATTGCCACAGTATTTGTTCCTTGGTACAGACACGCAAGGCGATTTGCTTTACGACTATCAGGTGCCAATCGCCGATCAGGTGCTTTACGCCAAGACCGCAAGCGATGTTGAGCGTGTCGCCGCGTCTGGCACCGTGTCGTATGACCCCGTATGCACATGGGTTACGGCCGCGCAGGTCATGTCGTACCTTGGCATCACGATCACAAACCCGTCGGACGATTACACGTTATTGACGCAATCGGTGTCGGCTGGCAACCAGTTCTGTTATCGCAGGCGTCAGGAATCGGGCTATATCGACTCTCTAACGACCGCTCCTGGCGGTGACGCAACAT